GCAACGATCGGGAAGAAGTGGCGCTCGCAGAACTGGTCGATCTGCCGGGACACGTTCGAGATGGTGGCCTTCAGCACATCGTCATCAGTGGTGTCAGATATGCGCAATTGACGCTTCACCTGTGCGAGACTGGCGTACCAGTGCGGAACTGCCGGCATCAGCGTGGACGCCGTACCCGTGCAGCACGTTCAGGGGCGGGTGTCTCGGTCGCCGTTTCCTCATCCATCGCGGAAGCTTCCGCATCGCCAACGGGAGACTCGACTGGCGCAGTGTCGGAGACGGGTATGGCAATACCCGCCTCCTTCCATGCCTGCGCAATCACCTCGGTCACTTCGTAGAGATGGCCCGGTGTGTAGGACACGTCCGGTCCAGCCATTGAAACGAGCATCTTGATGGTGACCATTCCAACCTCCGAAGTGAAGAGTGGGGAGGGTCAGACCCTCCCCAAGGGTTAGGACGCAGGGTGCTGGTAGTACTTGACAGGATCGGTGCCCGAATCGATCAATCGACCACCGGCACGTGCAAATGCCATAAACCCAACCTGAAGGTAATCGCTGTACCTCTCCGAAAGTCTCATGACCTGAATGCCCTGCACATCGCGCCAGTAGTACTTCTCCAGCCTCCCGAAGAGCAGGCTCTTCGCCGAAGCAGCAGGAGCAGCTACATCCTGGTTGATGTAGTACGGGTACCCAAGAATAGAGTTGGGTTCGCCAACGGTGAGGCCGGGCTGCCAAAGCGGCCTCGACTGCCCGTCCACAAGCTTCTTCAGCGTCTTGAGCGCACTATCGTGCATCATGAACGCCGAACCGGGACGGTAGGAAGGATCGATGCTGTGTTCCAGATCCACCAAGTCGTTGTAGATGATGGTGGTTGTCTGGCCGGCAGCACCGGTCTTGCCCAGTGACGCCCCAGTGACGATACCGTAGGGCTTCGAGGAACCGTCACCCGTCGTGAAGTGGGTGTTGATGATCCGCCCAAGACGCTCACCGAGACGCTCCGCCAACCAAGTTTCGAGCGGGAAGAACGCATCCTGCAAAAGCTGGAACGAAACCCGGATGAGCTTGGAACTGTAGGTGTACGTATCGATGGTGGTCTGCCCGAACGTGAGATCCTGCTCTGATACCTGCGTGTTCTCCGCGAGAATCGCGCCAACGTTCGCCGTGTCATCCGAAGTGGGAATGAGCAACTGTCCGCCGGTCGCCGTTGGAATGCGCGTCGCCGTTTGAAGCATGCCACCATAGGCCAGCATCGAGGTCTGGACGGTGGTATCAAAGATCTTGGATACGGTGTATCCGCCGGCACTGTCGGTACCGACTGCAAGCGCACGGGTCTCAGGGAACGCCTGGTACCCAGAGGCAAGAACGTTGCGCTCCTCGGGGAGCAGCGCCTGCATGCCGTTACGCAGGTACTTGCCGAACGCGATGTCGCGCATTTCGTCATCAACACGCGGTGGAGCGGAAGCGATCTCGCGCGACGCTGCACGCGCCTCCGGGACCTCGGCGTATGAATCCCGCTCGACACGCTCAAGGCGCTCTATGCGCGAATCCAGAGCATTGGAGGCAGCATCAAGCTTCTCCCACTGCTCGGTCTCAAGACCGTCTAGGCCACGCTTCTCCGCTTCGGCGCGGGAAACCAGCGAACGCATCTGCTCCACAAGCGACCGGCGCTCCTGACGCAGTTCGATTGAACTAACCATTGCTAGATTTCCTTCTCAAGAATTGCCAACTTGCGTCGCAACAATTCCAGGGAGTGCCCGATGGGCGGCTCCGATTCGGGGTGGGCTACCGGCCCCAAGCTGGTCTCGATTGATCGCACCAATTGTCGCAACGCTTCGACATCATCCACGTTGAGTTCCTGAACCCGCTCAAAGCGTGCCAAGGCTCTCAACGCAACAGGGTCGAATGCCGCTTGCCGGACGGCCGATGTGGTGTCAGGGTACGCCGGATATGTCACGACACTCACATCATACAACCTGACTTCGTTTAGAGTGCGTTCATCAACTTGGTCAATGCTTTGTGCCCGTTGCCATTCCTGCGTGATCGGGGAGAACGCAAAGGATGACTGGTTGATATCACCGCGGCTCATGGATGCCATGAGGTCCCGTGCGTAACTGGTGTCAGGCAGGTCGATCTCCATGCGTAAGCCGATTGCGTCTTCAGAAAGGCGCAGGGTGCCCGCCTTGTTCCGCCCCAATACGAAGTTCTCGGAGTGGTTGAACAATGCGCGCACGTCCGCTTCCTGGATGGTTTTTGCAAACGCTCCGGGCTTGATCCGCTCCGTGTAATCCCCGAACGCTCCCCGGATCGTCGTTGGTGAGTTGAATACCGCCGCATAGCCGACGATCTGGCGGGGTCCATCATCAATACCTCGGACCTCAAATGTCGTTGAAGCAAGATGGGTTTCAATTCGTCGGCTCATCACAGTACTCCTTCAAGATCAATCAGGTGGGCAGGGTAGGCAACGTCACCCCAGTCGCCCTAGCGAGCGCATTCCGCGCCGCCTCGGGCAGGGTGGACTGTCCCGCGATCCACGTCGCAAGTGCCAGCCGTTCCGCGGCTTCCACCTGTTCCTTGGTTTCCTTGGCTAGCCTCTCAGCCTCGGCGCGGGACTGATCCTGCTCCCGTTGCACCTGCTCCTCCGCCGTCAACGGTCGGACGGTCTCAATGCCGGTTTCGCAGTTGATCTCTATGGCGATGGGTTGTTCATTCATTAGGGGTATCCGTACAGTTGGAATGTGGAACTAGCCACGAGACTTCCCTGCACCCCGACAATGGTTACGGAGGTAATCGCAGCGGTGTTTTGCCAAATGCCGCCAAAGAAGGCAGCGTATGCCACGCGCGTTGGACTCGTGCCATATGTGTTCATGAATAATGCCCCTGCGCTTTTGCGAATAGTTGTGTTGGCATAATTGAATACTATATATTGACCACCAGAGAACTCATTGCTTGGAAAGGTTGCTGTTGTGGAACATGTTGCGACACGCATTTCGGCATTCAAGTTGGCATCTTGCGACGAATAGTAGTTTGCGCCAGAATCACCATTGAATCTCAGACCGATCAAGTCGTATTGTCCACCAGTAAAATTGGTTTGCGTGTTGTACATTATTGCAAGATTTTTGTACGTGCCGGGAATGCTGGAAAACGTATAACTCGCCGCCGCACTCCCCAGCGTCGTACTCGCCAGCAGCACCGGCATGCTTGCCGTCGAATGCACGTGATCTGACCTAGCAATGGTGGTCGCGCTGCCTGATGCAGCCGTCGCCCCGCCTGTCACCGCACCGGGTGTGCCGAAGTTTGGCCCCGTTAGCAGGTTGCCGGTATTCTGCACACCCATTACGTGATCTCCACCCCAAAGGCACTGAAGGACACGCTGGCACTGCTGCTACTGCACACCAGCACGTTGGTTGCTGCAAGGCCGATGCCGATGGACAGGAAGGTTGTGTCGTTCGCGGGCACCGTGGCCCCGAAGATGAGGTATCCGGCAACCGCAAATGCTGCTGAGGTATGCACACAGATACGGTAGGTCTGGGCGCTTGCCGTCTGGTTGCAGACCACAACGGTACTCACCACACCAGTCGTAGCGGCTGGGACGGTATAGAGGGTGTCTGCGGTGGTGATGGTGCCGGTGCTGGCAATTGCTCCCAGCCTCTTGTAGCTCTCAGCCATTAGGTACTCCAATACCTGGTTCCACTCCAGGAATCACGCTGGTACCAGAGAACCCTCCAGTACCAGCAAATGCCCCCGTGCTGCCCCCTGTGGCCCGTGCCAAGGCATTCCGTGCTGCTTCAGGGAGGTCAGGATGACTGGCGATCCACGTCGCAAGTGCGAGACGTTCCGCGGCTTCGGTGGCGGCTTGCAATTCCTTGCTTGCGCGTTCCTCTTCGGCACGGGCCATATCCTGCTCCCGTTGCGCGATCTCCTCCGCCGTCAACGGGCGGACGGTCTCAATGCCTGTGGTGCAGTCGAGTTCTATGGCGATGGGTGGTTCATTCATTAGGGAAGTCCGTACAAAGATAGTTGACTACCGGCCTTCATGCTTAGACCTGATACAAAGGCACATGTGACAGAGGTAATTGCAGCGGTATTGATCCAAAACCCTGCATACCCCGCTTCCACTGGGTTACCAGTTGTGGTTGATGCGTTAAACAAAAAACTCCCACGTGCTGTTTTATATGTTGCTGATTGATATCTAGTGATTACAACATCAAATGATCCAAAAGCCGTACTGAAAAAATTAGTTTCGCCCTCTAGAATTGCTACGATAATCTGGGTTTTTGCGCTACTTGGATCATTATTGTGCCAATAATTTGATCCAGTATCACCGTTGAATTGAAGTCCAAAGTTGACCTGCACTCCTGAATATGTAGACCGGCCTTGTCCTATCAATCTCAGGTGTGTGTATGTTGACGGAATAGAACTAAATGTATACGACACAGTAGCACTGCTGATTGTCGTACTCGCCAGCAGCACCGGCATGCTCGCCGTCGAATGCACGTGATCTGATCGGGCAAGGGTGGTCGCGCTGCCTGATGCAGCCGTCGCCCCGCCTGTCACCGCACCGGGTGTGCCGAAACTAGGCGCAATGTCCACTCGTGCTGACCCGGCACTATCGGTCACCGTCATGCCAGAACTGAAGTTGATGGTCGCCCTAGACCCTACCGCCGCACCCGCAGACTGGATCGCCATTGCACCTCCAGCCCCAGACTTGATGCCAATCTTCATTCCGTCCGTGGTGGGTACGCCTATTGGCCCCAACGTCGCTCCGGCAGACCCCGTGGCGGTCACGGTCACTGCACCAGTCGCACCTGACACGGTGATGCCCGATCCAGCAACAAGACTAGTGACGCCGGTATTGCTGATTGACAGGCTCGTGGTCTGCGACCCTGACACACTGATGCCGGTACCGCCAGCCACTACCGGCGCGGTGATCGTGACGGCCCCGGTGGCTGCACTCACTGACACGCCCGTGCCTGCCAGGCTGGTTACGCCGGTATTCGTCACGGTCATCGTGGTTGTGCCCGAGACCGAGATCGCGGTGCCAGCCGCGATGCTGTTCACGCCGGTCGCCGAGACGGTGAGCGCCGTGGTGCCGGACACGCTGATGCCGGTGCCCGCGCTGACGCTATTTACGCCTGTTGCGCTGACCGTAAGCGTCGTTGTGCCTGATCCGGAAACGGTAATCCCGGTACCACCCGATACGGTGGGCGCAGTAATCGTGACCTCGCCCGTGGCTGACGACACGCTGATACCCGTGGCGGCCAAGGACCGCACGCCCGTATTCGTGATTGTGAGATCCGATGTGCCCGTAATGGACAGACCGGACGATACGGAGACGCTGTTGATGTTGCCACCGCCACCACCAGATACCGTCACATTGACGCGATTGTTTGTTGCGTCATCCGCAACAGTCGCTCCAGAAACAAAGTTGATCACGGGACGGTT